AATAAACAATAAACAATAAACAATAAACAAGTTTAAGATTGTATATAAAAGACAGAAATCAATTATAGATAAAAATATGCAATTAAAAGATCAAAAAAAGTATTTTAAATGTATTATTAATAGTAGTTAAATTAATAGGCATAAGGTATAATAAAATAGACTAAAAATAGAATAGAAAAAAATAGAATAGAAAAAAAGTGATTAAATTAATTAGAACATTTATTAATTTATATAAAGTAATCAAGTTGACAAAGGAAGGAGATTTAATAATTGAGTATAACAAATCAACGATAAAATTCAAGAAAGGAGGAGATTTAATAATTAATGCAGGAAGACACACAATACACAAAAGAGAGTTATTTTTTGATGGATGTGACAGTAAATTTATAGAAGAAGCAATAAAAGAAAATAGTAAGAGTAAAAAAGACTTAGAAAAGTTTGTAATGAGAAGTAATAGAGCAAGTGAATTCACATGTAGAGAAGAAGAAAATAGGGTAAAAAAGAATGATGGCAACTAGAATGGGAGATTTTGTATTATTTACGTGTGCTAACAACCCAACGCCAGGACCGTTCATAGAAGGAAGTTTCAACACATTCACAAATAATAGACCACAAGTAAGAATGAGAGACAGGGCGTTACCGGGGCCGTCGTTGAAAGGATCGAGTAAAAGATTCACAAATAATTTACCTACAACAAGGATAATAGATCCTGTGTTATGCGGACAAACAATAGAAGGAAGTTTCAACACATTTATATATTAAGATGGTATTTTTCGATAAATTCAAGGAAGAATGTTACGAAGTAGATAATCAAGAATTAGAAATAGGGCCAACGACAGTCAGTGAAATAAAAGAAAGATATAGTGAATTAGGGGTTATAAAAGTTTGGACATTAGGAGAACAGACAGCAAATAGGGAAGGACAAATAATCAGTAGAACATATCGTAAATTAAATTTCAGTAGTAATGCGCTTGATTTTGATTTAGTAGATGCGGGGTATACAGACAATGAGAGATATAAAGGGAGATATTATTGGAGAGTACTACATGAATTTAAAGAAACAGAATATTATTCGTCACATGAAGTTGAATTTAAAAATTTCAAGATTTGGGAAAAATCCATAAATGAATTCCAAATGGAGATCACGTATGACAATTTACCTACAAAGTACATTAATGAAAACAATATAGAAATAGAAAGTATATTTAATTGGGAAAGAGAAATTACTAAAGATAATTTTATAGGAGGAATATGTCCTAACGGAGTAATAGAAGCGGAGTTAAATGAAACAGGACCGAGTATATGGAAAGAAACAGGAAATGAGATAGAGCCAATAATAATAGATAATGTTCCGAGTGTGTTTACAGAATGTTATAGATATAATTCGGTACCAACCCCGTTTTTCTTAGTACTAGATGCGGGTAAAAGTTTAGGGGCGACGTTTAGTAATATTTCGTTAGCGCCGACTACGGTATATATTTCTAAAAATAGAACATTAATAGAAGGAGAATATAATATAAGCGAAGGATTAGGAACAGTTACAAATCCGCATAAAATGAGTAATAGATATTTAATTATTAAATGGGATAATGCAGAAAGAGAAACATTAACAAAGTTAACAATTACGTTTAGAGGAAATGAAATATATAGAAGTTTTCTACCGTTATTGAGAGATAATGAACCAGAATGTCCTGAACATTTAGATATAACGCCTTACTTAGCGCATGTAGGATTAAACACGCCTACTAGATATAAGCCGCCGGGTGAATATAATTTTCCCGATAATTTTTGGAATGATATTGATAATATAGAAATAACAAATTATGCAGAAAGAATCACAATTAATCCATCTATTATCTAAAGAACCGTTAATTTTAGAGCTACCCCCGTTAATTAAACTTAAAATAGAACAACGTAGTACAGAATTAAATTTAACTCCTGCCAATTACATAATTTTTTTAATAGAAAATTATGATGGCAACACTTTAGAAGTATTAACTAGTTTTAGATACAATTTAATACAAAAAGTTAAAAAAGGGATTAATATAATACATATAAGAGAATTAATAAAACTAAAAGAGTACTTAGAAGTAATACTAGCAAAATTATGAAATACGTAGGATTTATAACTGTAGAAAATTGCAGTAATCAAAAAGAATTTGAAGATATTAGTTATGTAATATTAGAAGAAGTAGCTAATACTGATTTAATTATTATAGAAAATAATGAATCATATTTTGTATTAAAATTTCTTTGTGAAGAATTCGAAGAAATACAAGAATTAAGTTCTCTTATTGCTTATCTCTTAACTGGGGAACATATTAGTAAATTTAGTATTACAGTTAATTACAATGAATAAATTAGAAAAATACATATTAGTATATAATATTACAGCATTACCAAATATATTATTTGCAAATATAACAAAAGGAAGTGAGCCATTATCATTTAATTCTGAATTATTTATATTGCCGTCAGAAATAAAAGATATACCAATTGAGTTAAGAATATGTTTATTTAATGAAGAAGGAAATATAGAAGAAATGTCGAGTAGTATATTACCGCATTCGGCCAAAATAATATGTCAAACAGCAGAATTAAGTGGATTAAGAATAGTAAAAAAATTAATAGATAAATTAGGCAAGTAGATTAAAAGAGAGAGAACCATCAGAAGAAGGTTCAAGATCGACATCTTCTTGCAAATCAGCAATAGTAGAATAATCATCAGGATTATAAGTAGAAGTAGTCAAGACTAAATAGTCAGAGACATGCCCTTCACTGTTATCGGTTTCGGCATCAAAGTCTTGATAGGCGGCTTCTTGTTGTCTACGGCGACTAATAGATTCATTAACAGCAGAAACAGCTTGAACAGCAGGCAAAAAAGATTGAATAGTATCACTTAAACTAGCACTCATACTTTCAACACCGCGCATTAATAAACCTGAAATTAAAGTAGAAGAAACTGCACTAATAATACTAGCGCCTATATTACCAGCTAATTGTTGACCAGCTTGGTATTTTTTCATATCTAAAGCATTAAGAGAGGGAGCATGTTTAACACCTAAACCATGTTCTGCAATATTTTTACTAAGCCAAGGAGTTAAAGAAGTATTAAGAACAGCAGCAGTGGTTTCTTGGATAGCAACTTGAGCAATGGCTTGGCCAATATTTTCATCACCATTACGAGAGAGAGCATTTTTAAATTTAAAGATACCACCTAAAGCAGAAGCGTTCAAAAGACGTTTTTTATATTGAGAGGGATCGAGTTGAGTACTTTCGATAGTACCTGTACGAGCATATTGAAAAGAAGTAAACATAGCGCCGCCAAATTGCATTAGTTCATCGGAATCAACACTAGATTCGCTAATAACACTACCGAGAGCGGTTAAGGCAAAAGGAATAAATAAATCAAGAGTATTAGAGCCCGAAGTAGAGCTTAGCTGATCAATAGCACTTGTATTTATTTTATTCATAAAAGAACTTCGATTCATAACTGTTTGAGTTTTACCATGTCGAGATCTACTAACTGCATATTTTTGTGAGTCAGATTCTTGTCTAATTTTGATTTGAGCACTGACTTTTTTCTTCATTTGAGATCGGTAGTAATTATCAGTTTTTTGATTATGACTAGCATTACCTTTATTAGGTAGATACTGTTTCATTAAAGAATCAAACTGATCCTCATTACCGGCAGCACTACGTAAAAATTCTTCACCTAAAGCAACACCAGCTTCAATTTGTTGACCTGTCAAAGTATGAGAACCAGCAGAATCAAGGGCATCTATAAATCCATTACTTAATTTACCTTGTAAAGAACCTTCAATATCATCTAATTCTAGAGTAGAGTTAGCGATCAGACGTGCATTAATTTCTTTAAATTGTCGAGCTTCTTCACTAGTAGAACGAGTAAAGCCACTTTCATTAGAAGTGTCTGTGCCTAACATTGTTTGATAAAGTAATTTAGTGAGATAAGTACTTTTTTGTTGAGGAGTCATCTCAGTAAATTTTAATTTAATAATGTTACCGTCAGATTTTTTAACTACTTCGACTACATTATCTGTAGCATCTAATAAATGTGCTACAACTCCTTTATACATTCCTGAAAATATTTCTTGTCCTTGACTATCTAATTTATTTTGAGAGGCTAACTGAGCCATTGTAGTTAACACTTCACTACCAATACTTTCATTAATAGTCTTAGAAGTTTCTGCGCTAGGTAATTGTCCATTCAACATAGTTCGAGCAATATCTTTACGCATTAAATTCATAACAGTAAACTGTTCCATTTTTTGCCCATCGGGCCCAAACAATCCTTCTACTTGTTTTTTAGATTGTTCGTGATGAATATCAAACATCAAAGTATATTCTTCTGAACTGATATTTAATTTTTTAGAAACTTGATTTAGTTTATCTTTATAGGTTTGAGCAATAGTACCATCATCATTATAAATAGCACTTTCTTCTATTCCTAGATGAGAACCTAAAGCATTTTTATGTTGTCTATTAGAGTCAAAGGAAGCAGTAGAATGTTCTGATTCAATAATTCCATATTTTTCTTGAATATATTTACCTGCTTCATCAGATTGACTAATAATACCGTCTTGTGTAACAGAACGAGGACTATTTGTAATAGTATGATGACCTAATTTAGTAGCTAATTGTGCTTTATGATCTCTAGCAAATCCTTTAAGTATTTCATGTCTACCATCAACAGCCACAGCATCCATTCTAAAAGAAGTAACTAGGTTAGAAATATTTTTAGCTGTGATATTCCTAGCAACTTTTAACAAAGCAGAACTTTCGTCAGTAATAGAAGTAGTATCTTGTAAGTTAGATTTTTCTTGTGAGGTTAAATCCATACTTTCGGAGTAATGATTTAACATTTGTTTATTATGTTCTAGACTGCCAAATCTACTTTCAAATTCATTTTTAGATAAGCCACCTCTTCTTCCTTCATTTGTTAAATAATCTAAATCTATTAAAGATTTTAGACCAGGGCCTGGGCCCAAATTACTAGCCATTTGTGCAATAATTTTATCTCTATTAGTTATTAAATCTTTTTTAACTTGTAGATCACCTTCAATATCATCGTGAGCACTAATTTGAATAGAAAGTCTATCATATTCGTCAGAAGCTTCTTGCAGTCTTCCCATTAACTTTCCATCATTATCTTTTAATTTAATACTATCTCGTAATAACTGATGAATATTTTTCATAAAGCCTTGTGTACCCTCAGATTTAAGTAAAGCTTTTTGTGTTGTTTTAATATATTCAGCAAAAGATTCGTAACTTATTTTTCGTAATTGTTCTTCTACAGCTTTTTTAAATTCAGGAGTACCTTTTTGTAATCCTGAACTAGCGACTTGGGCTTCTATTTCAAGAACTTTATTTGTGTCTCCTTCGAGTTGCTTTTGGAATTCAGTTTTAGTAGATTTATGTAGTTCACTTTCGGTATCTAGCATTTGGCGACCATAAGTAATAATAGGAGCATCTTGGAAAGTAGTGCCTATTATTGTATTATAAGTTTTACCTAAAACTTCGCCACCAGCTTTTCCTAAAGTTTTAAGAGTCATATCAAAAGTTCCTTCTGTTAAAGTCATTCCTACACCTTGACCCATAAATTTAGAAAGAGTGGAATCACCTGTAACATCTGCATAAATATTACCTCCAATCCATTCATTCATAAACGCTCTTTTGTTAAACTCTTTTTGTTTATCTTCGGCTTTTTGTAAATTTTGTAGATTATGTAACCCAGCAGCTTTATTCATTTCTTGCTGCAAAATATTAAATTGTTCTAAATAAGCAATATAATTACTATCTGAAGAATCTTTTAAATTAGTAACAAATTGTTTTTGTTCGGGGGTAAGATTGTCTACATTATTAAGTAAAGTATTTACTCTACCTTTTAACATATGGACAGAAGGACTTTCAGCAGAAATTTTTCCTTCAGAAGATTTAATCAAATTAACAGGATCAACTAATTCTTCTAAGAAAACTCCTTTTCTAAAAACATCTGGTTGAGATTTATAACCTAACAATGTGTCGAGGCTATTCATAATACCTAAGATTTTGCCTTGATTAGAAGCAACACCTTCCATTAAGTTATATCCTTTTTCTAATAAAGCACTAAGAGCGTCAGCATCATAAGTTTTAACACTATTAAATCCTTTTTCTGCAACTCCGTCCTCATCCAAGATTAATTTACCTTTATTGTCATACATTAATTCATCTTGAGATACAAAGAATCTTTCATCAATTCCCATGTAATTAGCAACTTGTTTACGAGCTCTAGATTGAAATGATTTATGCCCGTCACTTAATTGTTGATCTAAATCTCGTTTAGTTTTATTAAACTCTTCGGTGTCAGATAATAACAATTGTTCTTTTTCAGCACGTGTTGTTTTTAATTCATCTAAGCGGGCTTCTAATTTTTCTTTTTGTTTTAACTGTTTGGAATTAGAAGGATCTAATGATGCAATTAACTCTTGGTATTTATTTGTTTCAGAATTTAAATTATCAATCATTAATTTATGTTGATCCATTTTACCCTTATAACTCCGCCTAGCTTGCTGAATGTTTTGAATTTGATGAAATACAACAGTATAAGGATCTCCATCAAAGTCTCCTCCACCTAAGGTGACTACCCCTAATGAAGCCATCATTGTAGCTGTTTGTCCTCGTTCAGTAGAATAAAGCATTTTATCTGAACTTCCAATTTCTTTATTATCAGACAACATTGCCGAATATTGATTAAGAGCAGCAACACCTTGCATAACTCTATAAGTATGAATGCGAGGATCTGTTTCTCCTGGAGGAGGAGATCTAAATACTTCAGCTAAATGAATATTAGCTTTATCTACCTCCGCAATTTTCATATCTATATCCTCAAATATTTGTCTAATATCTTGTGGAGAGGGGTTTAGTTGTGACATTATTTGAGCTTTTTTATTACGTAAAAAGTCAACTACTTCTTTATTAAGAGAAGTATATTCTGAAGTAGCCGTATTAATTTTATGACGAACTGCATCTGAAATTACAAGATTTCCTTCTATATCTTTTTGAGTAGTATGTACTTCTCTTTCTACAGAGAATTTATCCATTTCTTGTAGTTTTTTTTCATACATTTCAATAGTCGTATCTATTTGTTGTACAACATATTGAGAACCAACTAAGTTAGATTCTTTAGTAAAGCCCAAAGAGCGTAATTCAGAAAAAAGAGAAGCAATAGTTTTCATATGCTGACCTACTAAGCCGCCACTTTCGTCTATTGATTTATTAGTAAATAAAGCGCTAGGAGGGAGATTAGATTGTTTTTGGCTTAAACCTACAAAAGTTGCAGAGCCCTGTTTATCTTCAAAACTATTTAACAAAAATTCAACTTTATTTATTTCTTTTCGACGAGTATTTAAATCTTGTACAACTTGAGCAGAAAGAGGTTCTAAATTAGCTTGATGTCCTATTAATAATAATTCAGTTAACATTACATCATAATTTAATGCTTGTGCGTGATAAATATATCTATCTGCTTCTGTAGGTAAACGTAAAGAATTTTTGCTATCTTTATTAGATAAACTGCTCCCAGTTTCAAAATTTAAACTTGCGAGGGAGTAAGCATTGTCTCTTTTAAGTTTAATTTGTTCTTTTAAAGTATCAAAAGCTTTTTGTTTTTCTTCTTGAGGTAGTGTAACTACTTCAACAAAGTTTATTATTTGATTTTTAACTTTTAAAGCTTCTTTTTTCATATTTTTAAAATCAACTTCAAGAGCTATAGAAATACCTTGAGCTTCTGCTGCTTTTTGACGTCTATAAAAATTAGTTAAATTAGTATTAAGAGTTTTTGTATTTGGGTCGTTATCTAGTTGTTGTAATTCTTGTATTTTTAAGTTAGATTGTCGTATTAATTCAAAACGTTCTGAATTTTCTTTTATACCCGCTTCATCTAATTTTGTTTGAGATAAAGCAATACTTCCAAAAGGAACTAACAAATTACCAATACCTGTTGCAGTAAAACCTTGATATTTATTTTTACCTGCAAAAGCTTCTTGTGTAAAAGAATTTGCGGATGTTTTTGCAAGTTCTAAAGGCATCATACGTGCACTATCCATAAGAGAAGCCATGGATTTATATTCTTCAGTACTTAAAATAATTGCTCTATTCTCTCTAGAGGCTATCCTTACTTTTTCAAATGCAGTATTGGCTACTGTGCCTGGAACAAATATAGCTGACAAATTGGTATAGTGTTTTAATACAAAGTCTGTAAATTCTCCATAAGTAGTACTCAAAACGGCCATTTCTTGTGAACTAGGGAGAATAGTAGAAATTAAACCTTTGCCGGAAGTTCTGGTAACAATTTCTCCATTTTGCATTTCAAAATCTAAGTCAGGAACACTAAAAAACATTTGGCTATTTTTTACGTTATTTAATAAAGTTTCGGCAGTAGCTACTCCTTTTGACTTAGAAGGGTCTGCTTGATATCTAGCATTTTCTTGTGACATCATATTAGTCAATTCATTTAATTGATGTAATGCAAACTTATCTCCGCCTAATAGCAAGTATTGATCTAAAAGACGAGCTTTTTCTAAGTCACTAGCACCTACGTGAAACTTATCAATAAATTTCGTGACTTGTTTATAACTTATTGAATCAATATCTTCTAAATTTTCTAGTTTAGTAAAATCATCGATATCTCTTTTAGTTTGAAAAGATTCCCAATCATAATCACCTTTAAGTAATGCTTTATTTATAGCTTTATATTGTTTAACAAAATGATCAGTAGTAACACCAGATACTCCTTTTTGATAAAAACCTAAGAATTTTTGTTTATTAAAAGAAGTAAATAAATAATCATTATCTGAACTTGTTAAATCAGCAGCTTGTTTTTCGCCAAATTGTGATTTAGCCATACTATCATAGAATACTAAACCACTAGTAGTACCAGTAACCATAGCAGTAATGCTTCCAATTGTATGTTGAATACTACTTAATTTACCTTCTTTTTGATACTTTTGAATATCTCCTAAAAAAGGAGTTATTAAGTGTTGAGCTTCATGTCGTCCTACAGACTGAGTACTAGTAGGATCTTTAGAAGAAGAAAATACAATATCTGTAAATACTGCAATAGTAGCGACACTAGAGTTCACACCACTTAAAAATTGCATAATATCATCTGTATCTTCATTTTTCAAATCTTTGTTACTACCAATTAAAGTTAATAAAATATCTTTAACTTTATCATTATCAAAATCGACATCAGAAGGTATACGCAATTTACTACCTTGACTAGTAACTTGATGCATTAAATCCACAGCAGTTGTTATTAATGCAGCCTGCTGATCTGCTTTATTATTAAAGTTAATACCGCCTATTGCATTTGCTCTTTTTGAAACAGGATCTAACATACCTCTTTTAACTAAATTTAGCAAATGGGCACTTTCTGCAGTATCCCCCGCCAAAACTTTTTCTAAAGAAGTACTTGAAATTGCATTAAGTGCGCCTAAACTAAGAGAATTAAATCCAACTTGATTTCCAATTTTAGAATAGAGTAAATCTCCTGTAATTTCTTCGCGGCTTCTTCCTTCTCTTAATGTTTTATTATTAAATATTTCATCAACTCTACCCCCTAAAGTTCTAGTAGTTTCTAAAGCTACTCGTTGATAATGACTACCAAATTCACCTTTAATCATTTCATTAATTAAAGATCTTTTTAAATTAGTAATACTACTTTGTTGGGAAGGGTCTTTATTTTCTAGTAAAAAATCTGTGCCAAAATTAACAAGAAGAGCTGCTACTAATTTTTTAGCATTATCTTGAACAATATGTTTTTCTGTATTAAATAATCCTTCTAATATAAAATTAGATTGTATACCTTGAGCATTCTGTTCTTGAGCTCTTAATATTGTGGCGCCATGTGACCAGAAAAAAGACTTAAAATTATTAGCATTATACAAACCATGAATACTAGAAGATAAAGGAGCATATCCAGTTCTACCGTCTTGTAATGTTACTCTTTGAGTTTCATCTCTAAAGTCTAAATAAGATTTTAAAGAACCTTTTATTTCTCCTTTATTGTAGGATTCTAATATTTGCTGCTCAATATTTTCAAACACATTCATTTCTTTATGTACTAAAGAATTATTTTGTATTTGAGCATATTTAATCCTACCTGCAAAAACAGCAACTGCTTTAATTAAAGCACCACTATCTGTTCCTTCTACACGTCTACCTGAAGCAGAATTTATTGCTTCTATTCTATCAAAAGTAACTAAGTATTCATTATTAGCAAAATTGCCTGCTCGATTTTTAACGCCATAAATATAATCAATAGAATTTTCACCTTTACGTCCATAAGTAGAAATAGTAGAAGAACCTAGTCCCGGTGTGCCTACTTCTGAAAATCCAGTCCGATCTACTACATTTTTTATAGCCTGAACATTTCTACTATCATCTACTTGTCCTATTATTTGCCACTCACCTTCTACTTTTCTTTTATGTACAAAACTTCCTGTATCTTTATCTTCAACAATAATATCGTCTGCTTGTAATAATACTTCTATGCCTCCTGCTCCTATTAAAGAACTTTTTATACTTTTTTGTTGAGTATTATACTGCCCTTCTTTTATTCCTAACGTATATACTCCTTCTTTTTCTCTATCGATCGCTGATAAACTTTTATCATAAATATCTAACCCTTTTTCTCTTAATTCTTTATATTTCTCTTTAGAAGTATAAACTGTGCCATATAAAGGGTTATTAAGAGAAGTATCATTATAAGTACCACTTAATTGAATTAAAGCAATGCTGTATTTCATATGATCATTGCCAGCAATCATTTTGCCTAAACCTTTATTAGTTAGACCTGCTTTCAAGACTTCAACTCTAAGTAATTCATCTAAAACATTTTGATCTAATTGTCCTTCTTCAATTAAATCGCCCATAGCGTCTTGTAATCTATTTTTTGTGGCAGTAATAAAATTAACTTGTTCTTGATTTAAAACAGATTTAATTCGTCCAGAAAAAACAGCACCTAAACCTGCTACTTTACTATTAAAAGCTTTAGCCCCAATTATTTTTAAATCATCAATCTGGCTATCTATTTTTAAAACTTTAGAAGAATCTTCTCCATATAAAGAAATTAAATTATCTCTTTTATTAAGTAAAGCCTCTACTTTACTTTTAGAAGCGGCTAAAAGAGGTTGTCTATATTGTTGTAAATAACTATCAGATAAATCAGTTAAACTTTCTCCTCTTTCTAACGCCATTTGTGCGTCAATGCTAAAAGAATACATAGGTCTAGAACCCATTGCATTTTTAATACGTTGAGGTAATTGAGAAAGTTTTTTCTGAGAACCTGTATAAAAGCTAAGCCTAATAGTGTCTTTTCTAGCGTCACTATCTAACGAACCAAATTCAGAAGCAACGCTTTCTAAATAATTTTGTCGAGCAGTACTAAGAGCAGTAGGATCAGAACTAGAAGCAATCATTACTTGTCTCATTGCTTCAAATATTTCTTTTTGGTTTGCGCCTATTTCTAAGTCTCCTTGTTGGTTCTTAATAATAAAATCATCTCTAACTAAAGTAGTTCCTATACCTATAGAAGACATTAATCTTAAATTAGCGGCATCTCCCAAATCTCGAGCTTCACTCTGTAACATTAAAGAATCTAAATCACTAGAATTTTTAGATAAAGAAGTAGATTTACTAGCAATACTTCTATATAAAATATCGTGTATATCTGTTAAAGGATTATATTCTAAAGGTTTAAATCTAGCGTAAGCTTTTAAATTATGTAAAGAATTATTATTTTCATCTAGATCCAACATTAATTCACTAGTACGTATATCGGCACTACTATTACCAACACCCATTAACAAAGTTTTATAAAATCCTTGTTGACCTCCATACGTCCTTTCATCTTTTGTTTGTAAAAAAGACCCAAATAATAAAGTTTGAAATTTGTTAAATGCTTCTTTTTTAGAAGAGGCATTAGAATCTTTATATGCAGTTTTAACAATCATATTAGCTAATTGAGGAGATTGTTTAGCTAATTCATATACATCATTTATATAAGTATGTACGTCATCTTCTGACATAGTATTATTTCCTTTTAAATGATGAAACCAAGTATTATTTAAATTCTTTAAAGATTCCGCTACACTATTTTTTTGTTTTCTATCTTCTAGAAGATTTAGACTATTATATAAATCAGAATCCATAGTATTTTCTTTACTACGTGTGTGTCTATTTATAGTTTCATTTAAATCTTGAAGAGAAATTAAATTTAAATTATCTTGTATTTGTTTCATAGATGAAATTATATTAGAACCACTGTCTCTACTTTCATCTATTTGTGTAGAGTACCCTGTTAAAGAAATAGCGACATAATCTAATAACAATTTTTGAACTGATTCTCTATTAAAACTTCCATTAGAAAGACTATTATCAAATATCTTCATACTGGACTTAGTGCCAAATCTACTAAGAGCTTCTCCCATTAAAGTAGCAAATAATTGAGGAACTAGATCTAAAGAACTCATATGAGCACTTTGTCCACTTTTTAAAGTCACTCTACCTTTATTTAAATCGGTTTCAGCATCATCTTCATAATTACGGCGACCTAAAACAGAAATACTATTTCCACTATCATTAGTAAATAACCCGTTACCCACTATTCTATTTTTATCTACAAAATAAACAAAGCCAGGAATATCTTTGCTACTACTTTCATTAAATAAAGCTTTTTCTGAAGAAGGTCCCGATAAAACACTTAATTCAAAATTCAATTTAGGTAAATTAGACGAAGGCGACATAAACTCAGTAGATTTCATTACTTTATTCATATCAATAGATACGTTAATAGAAGTTAAGCCACTTCCACTTTTATCTCCATATCTTTCTATAACACTAAAAACATCAGAAGATAACCCTAACTGAGTTCTCATTGTTTCTAATCTTTTCTTTAATACCATTAAATCTTTTGTATTAACATTGTCTTGCCAAATAGGCGCGTTATTAAAAGATTTAAGTTGAGGATTAATAATAGAACTACGTGCTAATTGATTCCAAGTAGTAGAAAAATGTTGTTGAGCTAGCATTAATTCATGAGTTTCTTCTTCTTGATTTAATGCCCACTCATTTACAGAATTAGATAGCATATTGTTAACTGTCGCAAACTCAGGAGAAACACTTAAGTTATCAGAAGATCTTCTACTTAAATTAGTATTAATATCTCCTCGACCTAACATAATACCAAACTCTGTATTAGTTAAATTTCCATCTCCTTCTAAATATTGTCCATTTTTCCCAGAACCTATTCCTAAAGAATATAAACCCATATTAGAAGAACCTTGGTAGTAACTAATAAGGGTAGGATCTTCTTTTGTTGCATCATATTGGTATAGTGCTGCACCTTTAGCATGTTGTCTAGGAACGTTAGCACTTTCAATATTCCCACTAGCTATTCCAATTATTTGTTTGAGATCACTGTCGTCAAAACCACTTTTTTTAGTAAAGCCTAACCTTCTTAATTCTTTAAACATAATATTAAGAGAAGTATCGTACTCTTTACTATCTTTAGAAGCAGAAGGTTTAAATAAATCAAACCCAGCCATTATTGATAAACTTTGCCCATATTTTTCAAAATTAGATACAAGTTTTTGATTTTTTGCTATATCAGTATTTTTAACTTTTTCATTAATCTTTTCAAGTAAAGGATTCATTACTTGTTCTCTATAATTTTTAGCATCAACTACTACGTTTGCTTTATCTGCTATTAACAAATCAAATAATTTATTTTGTTGAATTTGATATTGTTCCGTTTGTTTATCTTTCTTAGAATAAGGAGTTCCTATTTCTTCTCCCATTTCTCCTTTTAATTGTTTTGCAAATGTATTAGAACCTAACTGAAGCATAAAAGCTTGATCTAATAACATAAACATATGTAAAGAACTAGTACTTTTAAAGTTAACTTTTTGAAATGAGTGAGAAGTATTAAAAGTAGTATTATGTGCAAATTCTAGAGTATTACTTAAATGCTGATAAATATCACCAGCAAAACCTAGCTGAGCACCTAATTTATTATTAAGAATAGGAGTAGAAGTATTACCTTGTGTTCGATTAAATTCTGACAAAGCGGCGTATTCTTTTTCTTGATCAACACTATCTACTATTTGTCTATATAATAAAGACTGAGTAACTTGGTTATTATAAACTTGATTTAGGCCGGCTTGTCCTAAAGAAACAAAGTTACCTCGTGCTTGTTGTAACTCAGTATTATCTTTAAAAGTATTAGTAACAAATCGCATAGTTTCAAAATTAGAGCCTGCTTGATTAATACTAGAACCTACAGGAGCTGTTAAGTTTTGAGTACCAAATGCAGCAATATTGTCTGTTAAGTAGATCTTAGGGTGAAACTTTTTATCTCTAAATTGAATATTTAAATTTACATATTTTCCTATTTCTTCTTTAGCAACGCCTAAGCCTACCAACATATCTTCGACATCATGTTTAACTTCTTGAAGTTTCATAGCTTCAATTAAGTTAGGGCCTAAGATACCGTAGTTAGTCATACCTACTGCATATCTTCCGTCTGTGTTTTGTTTTTTATCTACATTTCTTTGTCGAGGATAAGCTAACGTCATATCTATTTCTAGAGGAGCGCCGCCTCCTTGTAATACACTGTTTAAAACATGACGTTGTATTTTATCACTTAAAGCTGCACTAATAGTTTCATTTTGGAATTGAAAACTTGTTATAGAAATTCTACCGCCGGTTAAAGCTCCGTTAGAATCCCGAGTGCCTGCAGAATTTATTAAGTCAACAAATTCGGCTACACCAGCTTTATTAACATAACCGCCTTCAGGACTAACAGAAGTACTAGACCTATTACTTAAATTATTATTTAAAAGATTTAAAGCTGTATTAGTAGTTTCTAAATCAAAAGAAGTTCTTTCACTTAAAGCTTGTGCTATTACAATGGGGTGATCTTCTCCTCCTTTTAAATCTACTTGTCTAGCAAAAGCACTACCTTCTTGCATAACTTTTCTAATGGTAGACCTAGCACTTTTTAAACCACTACCTGTCATTGACATTTGATCAATCATAGAATTTCCATGAAACCTACCAAATTCAACGTCAATTCTATCCACTATTTCTGTTTGATCATAGATACTTTTATTAACAACGTTATCTAAAACTTTTTCAGTAACTGTTCTATTATCATTAGTAGGATCAGACATAGCTAATCTAGTTTTATTACTTAAACTTTCACCGCCATCTTCATATTGACCAAAAACATTATCATATATAACTCTAGAACCAAAATAGTCCTCATCATCTTGTACAAATCCATTAGTAAAAGATCTAAATGCGCCTGTTGCCCCACTAGAATAAGAAGTATTAAAATCTTGATACATACCTTTACGTTGCACTGTAGAGTTTGCAACAGTCTGTCCTAGGCTAGTTTTGTATGCTCTATTTTGTAATTTTTGTTGAATAGTGCTACTAGTATCAAATCTTTTATCAATGGATTGTCTTTCATTTTCTACTGCCGCGTTAAATTCATCTCGTAATTCAACAACACTAGTTTCTAAAGCAGAAGCAAATTGATCTTTAGTAAAAACAGTAGACTTACCCTCAACTTCTGTTGATGAAAAATCATCAATTAGATTTAACATTGTATTAAATCTAACAGCATTGCCAAGAGCACTCCGAGAATACTGATCAGTATTTAAAGAATTTTTTATAGCATCTATTCTATTATTAGCGCCTTCTCTTGACATATGTAATCTTATATAGTGTAATATATAAATATAGTATACCTATATTTTAATTAATAAAAGAAGTGATACTATAAGCAAAATAATTATTTATAAAAAACATATGTTTAGTTGTAAGTTACCTAGTGGAATTGACATCTCAGTAAATCCGCCTTCTTTTCAGGATAGAATGGAAGCTGTAAAAGAATTTAGATCTGTTAAAGACGAGGTAGGATATACAGTAGAAGAATTAATGGCTGCAAAATGTATTGTAGCTGTTAATGGTAATGTAGTAGATACAAGAATGATGTTAGACCCTGTTCTTTTAGTTGCTGAATGGCCTAATGCTGATGTTCAATATTATATTGAATGGTTTATGACTTTATTTTTCCTTGATGATAAAATCCGAGATAAAGCAACAAACGAAGCAAAAAAGATAATGATTGCGCAACAAACAGACAAAGTTTCCTTGAAGAAATAAGTTGTCATAATTTAGAATTAATGCACATGAGGAGTATTTCATATATTGTTCATGGGCAATCTAAATTTTACGCACAGAATGTAAGCTTAATTCCTTTATATAATAAAATATTCGTAGATAACCGTGCTAAAACAAAACCAGAAGGATTTGAAGGACGGAATTGTAGTTTGGATCCAGACTTATTTATCTATAGAAATAATTGGATTGAATATAATGCCCAGGCTTTATGTTCTGCATATGAGTTAGATAACTTTATTTCTATGAATGGAGGTATAGCTAATTTAACTAATACTGAGTGGATGACTATGGATTTGTTTTTAAGAGAAGCTTATAAGTTAGCTTACAATAAGTACGCTAAAGATGAAAACCAAAAACAACATAGAATGCAAGCAGATTTAGAACAAAAAATGGAAGCATCTAAAGAGTATAAAAGCCCTTTCAGCGGTATAACAAAACCTACATTCATAAATTAATTATATAAAGAGATATGCCTGATAGTAATTTTTTAGATGAAGCAGCTAGTTCAATAAAAACTCAGCCATACGAAAAAGTAAACTTAGTAGAAAAACCCTTGGGAGCTTCTGCAATAAAACAGCGTCCTGCTCAATATGGTCAAGTTGGGTTGGCTACATCTTATGTTTCTACAGGTGAAAACTTTATACCTTTAAGAAAACCTCATTATTATCAATTAGCAGCTTGGGATCGTGCAAGACTAAAAGAACCAATCATTAAAAATGGTATGGAAAAATTAGTCTTGTATATCTGTGCCAAAATAGGGGATTATCATCACCCAAATAGCATGATTGAAGATTTTGTTAATGCTAATATTGACGGTCATATTAAAAGATGGATTCAAGAAATAAGTAAAAGTGCTTATTGGTCTGGATTTGGAGTATCAGAAGTACTATGGAAAAAGAAAGCAGGACCTAATTTAATTAGACAAATTTGGATTGAAGATTTAGTTAGTTATCATCCAACTCAAGTGCAGTTTAAATTAGATGACTATAGTAGATTAAGCCATGGTAATTCTACAAGTTCTTCTGAATTAAAAAGTGGTATTTGGGTTCCTGCTCCTAGTATACTAAAATCTCGTAAAATGGATAAAAATTTTACAGGGGGAATGGTAAGGTTAGAAAAGTCTAAAGTATTTCATGTGGCTTTTTTTGGTAGTAGTAATAATCCATGGGGAGAGTCTCAATTAAATTCTGTAGTAGATTATCATTTATTTAAAGAAGCTTTTAGAGACATGATGGCAGTTGCTTTAGATAGATATGGAACTCCTTTATTATATGCAATTGTACCTCCTCAAATAACTAATGAAGTAATTACAGAAGAAGACGGTACAGTAAGAAATAAACAATATAGAGAAAGTGTAACAGAAGCTCTTCAGGATGTAAGAGGTAATCAAGGTATTGTGTTAGAACAATTAAGTAAAGATTACCCTGTTCAAATAGGAACATTAACTACTGGTAATAATTTTGCAGATGCATTTGATCAAGCAATTAAATTATGTGATGCCAATATGATGATTGGTATGGGTATTCCTAATTTAATTATGAGAGATGAAAATGGTGGTTTAGGTAGTGGTAGTAGTGCCGATAGACAAGTGGAAATGTTTAATTTATTAGTTGGACAATATTTTAATCAAGTTACTACTGCTTTTACTAACCAAATAATTAATCAATTAATTTCTTATAATTTTGATCCATATACCGTAAAAGATATTCATAAAAATGGTGTTATTTCTGAAATTCCTTTAAGACCTACAGAAATAGAAACACTTGTTAATTCTTTTAAAGATTTAACAAAACTTGGATATATGAATGCAGGATCTCAAGAAGATTATAACTATGTTAGATCTATGCTTAATTTACCTCATAAAGAAGTAGATGAATATGCTAAAGATATAAACAAAGTAATAACACAACAAACTTCTCAGCAAGTTGCTAAAGATAATGTTCAAATTAAAAGGGAAGGAATTGCATCAAAAGAAAGAATGAATAAACTAAAACTTACAAGTACTAAAAAAACAAACGCACAATCAATTAACACTAATACATTAGTTCCTACGATTCTCTCTAAAGAAAGGAGTACTCCTAAGTAACATGGTTCAACATAATGCAATAAGTCAAGCAGAAATACATACTTTAGCTAATTGGACCTTTCCAAATGCTACAGCAAGAAATAATGCAAGTGTAACTAGTACTGATTTATATAAATTAGCGTTTGAAATTTCTACAGGAAGTTTCTATTTTTTGTTAAATACTACTCCCACTTGGGTTAAGTTATTAACTTCTGGTGATAGCACTACTCCTTTAGGTTTAGCTGGAGGGGACCTAGCAGGAAATTATCCTAATCCTACTGTAATTAATGATAGTCATTCTCATACACCTGGGATTAGTGTTCCTTTATACCCAACTACGTTACCTCCTACAGGAACAGCCGGAGGAGATTTAATAGGTACATATCCTAACCCTACTTTAAAAAATATAGGGGTAACTGCGGGGTCTTATAATAGAGCTACTGTTAGTGTTGATAATAAAGGAAGAGTAACAGCAATTAGTGCTAATACAGATCCTCCTCTAGCAGGAACGTCTTTTCCTGGTTTTAATAATGTAACTTTAACAGGAACAGCTCAAGCCCCTACTACTATTTATGAAGATAATTCAAATAAAATAGCAACAACTAAATATGTTACTCAAGGACAAATAATTAAACAAGAACTACCTTTAGGAGAAAGTTTAACTATCAACGAAGATAGTCAAAAAGTTATTGAGGATAGCTATACTGTTAAAGGTAGTTTAACTATTAAAGGTAGTTTAATTATTAATGGAAGTAGCAATGTTGTTGATATTGTCGAGCCTAATTTTCATTCAGAAAATGCCCGCTCTTTGTATATACCTAAAGATTATTTTAAAATTGTGTGTAGTGGTTATACAGTACATTCTTCAATTACAATAGAAGGCACATTACAAATTATTTAAAAAATATTATAAAACTATGGCAGAACTTAATCTCGTAGTTGGCGGAACTCCTCCAGCTCCTTCAATAAATCAAATTAAAATATATCCTAAAACAGATAAACGACTGTATATGCAAGATGATACTGGAGTTGAAGTTAAATTATTAACTAATGAAACTACTCTATCTAGTCTCACAGTACAAGCTCCTTTATTAACAACTGGCACAAGTACTCCTACTTTATCGGTGGCAAATGTAACAACTACGGCTAATGGTATAATGTTGGCCACTGATAAAGTAAAACTAAATAGTGCTTCAAATACTAATTCTGCTAATACCTTAGTAAATAGAGATAGTACAGGTAATTTTAGTGCTAATGAAATTACCGCTACTTTATTTAATGGTCCTTCTTCTACAACCCTAACAATTCCTGCTCTCTCTGGCGCTATTACTTCTACAGGTAATTCTAATTTAACTACTTTATCTAATGGGGTAATTATAAATACAAACATTGCAAATACAGCAGCAATTGCAATGAGTAAATTAGCAATTAATCCTACATTAAGAGCAAATCATACAGGGGTACAAGAAGCAAGTACTCTTATTAATTTAGGGGTAGAAGTAGAAACGTATTTATCTAATGAAGCACCTATTAATGATGGAATGATTAGTGCAGGAGCTCAGATAGCTCTAAATAAATTAGCAGTTAATCCACTACAACGTAATAATCATACTGGAAGTCAGACCGCTTCTACAATTTCAGATTTTAATGTAGAAGTTGATTTAGCAGTAGGAGATTATTTAGTTAGTAACCCTATTACTAATGATGAAATTAGTACAACAGCCGCTATTTCTTTAAATAAATTAGCAGTCAACCCTGTTGTGCGTAGTAATCATACTGGAACACAATTAGCATCAACTATTTCTAACTTTTCTAGTGCAGTAGCAGCTTCTTTAACCGCAGGAGATGGCGTAACCGTAAGTCCTACAGGAGAAATAAATGTAGTAGGAACTTTAAATAAAATAGTAGTAGACAGTAATGGTGTAGATATTGATACTAACTATGTAGGCCAATCTTCTATTAATACTCTTGGTTCTATAACTAATGGGATTTGGAATGGAACTTTAATTGCCACTAGTTTTGGAGGAACAGGTGCTTCTACTCCAGGAGGAGGTGCTAATAAATTAGTAGCAGTTACTAATATATCTAGTTCAGTAAGTTTAAATAATAATGACGGAGTAGCCCTTGTTAATGCAAGTGCAGGAGTAAGAACAATAACTTTGCCTGCTTCAACTACTCTATATAAATTTACTATTAAAAAAACAGATAGTTCTGCTAATGCGGTAATTATTAACGCAGGGGCAGGTAATCTAATAGAAGGTGTTTCTAGTAAAACATTAGCAGCGCAATACGATACTATTAGATTAGTGTCTGATGGAACTACAAACTGGTATATTATTTAATATTTTGTAGTTTCCAATTATTAATTCGAGCTCTTTGTTCCAATAATCCTTCTTTAAATAAAAGATGTTTACACATTTTAGAAGGATTATTAAGGTAAGCTCTACAAGTACATTCATTATTTATTAAGGAATAAACTTCTTCGCCACCTACACACAAAAAACCTCCTTCAATAGGAATTAATAAATAACCCATAAGTAGCATTTCACTAACAACTAATGATCTAAAAAATTGCTGAACTCCTCCATGATTTATAACATAAGAAGTAATATCTTGTTTATACATTTTAGATTTTGTATCTTCAGAAACTTCTATAACAAAATAAATCTTCTCTTTTAAGTCATCTGTAATTAATTGAGTATTAATAACTTTTTTATATTGTTTGGTGGCTAAAAATTTATTAGCCAACATTATTTCTAAATTAAACATATTTCGCCTATTAATTTGAAGTATAGCCATATTATAATAAATTTAACAAATAGAAAAAAATCTAAATGAATAATAAAAATAAAGGAGTTTTTCTTCAAGAATTTTACGGAGTGGAAAAGATTCCCGCGTTAAAAACTAAAGAAGGAACTCCTACTAAATTTGCACAAGCTGCTAAATATTGGGGAGAATCTATTCCTACTACTAAAGAAGAAGTGGCACAATTAGTTAAATTGGGAATATCGTTGCAAAACGATGTTATTGTTTCAGAAGAAACACTAATAGTTGAAGAAACAAAAGTAGACAATAAATTAAGTAGTTCCTGGTATTCGGGAACTCAAGAACTTTCTACTCTAACTTCTAATTTAATAAAAGTTCCCTTTGTTAAAAAAGGATCATGGAAACATGATGTATATGGAAAAGTAGAATTTACTGATAAAGATATTACTGAATTAGTTCAAAACTATAAAAATAATGTAACAGGATTTACACCTTATTTAACATTAGGACATTTAGATGAAGAACTAAACTCTACTGATAGTCATCGTAAAAGAGGGAATCTACAAGATATTGTAGTCGAAGGAGATACTACCTTTGGTATTTTTAAAGTAAGCAATGAAGTTTATGCTAGGGTAAAAAAGGGAGAATATGAATATTCTTCTGGAGAATTCCATCGTAAATTTAAAGATAAAAATAGTGGAAAAGAAGTGGGCACAACTGTATTAAGAGTTGCTTTAACTAATTCACCGTTTTTACCTTTTGGTGCAGATAAAGTACAAACACTTTCTAATGAATTAGAAGGTTGCCCAGAAACTAAAGAGAATTATGTGTTTTTATTATCATTAGATACATCTAATTCTGATAATAAATCTAAAGATAATGATGATACTAAACAATTAGTAGAAGAGTTATCCCCGGTGGAGAAAGAAAATACTTCTAATATTCCACTAAATACAGATAAACCTCACTTTAAAGAAAATATTACAGTTAATAATAAAAGTACTATGTCAATAGAAAATAATGTAACTAAATCTGAAGTAGAAACTTTAGAAGTTAGTAAAGAAGTAGTAAATCCTCCTGCTAAATTAGATATTACAGAAACTGACTCCAAAGAGTCTGTAAAAACAGTTGTTCAAGAAGATCAAAAAGTAAATCAAAATGACGCTATTCTTTCTAATCTAACTGCACAGTTTCAAAAAGTACAAGAGGTGTATTCTAAGCAATTAGAAGCTGCTAACGCAACAATAGACGCTCTTACTGGGAAAGTAGATATTCTTACTGACAAATTAGTTGGTCAAGAAAAAGTTACTCAAGCTTTTTCAAATTCAATGAGCCAAGCTCAAGAAAACGCAGTAATACAAAATTTACAAAATAATGGAGTATTGCCTACAAATATTCAAAGATTTTTAACACTAAAAAATGCATTTCAAAATGCAGAAAATAAAAATGTTGTTAAATTTTCTGTAAGTGTCGGTGAAGAAGTTAAAGAAGTTGAAAAAAATGTAATTGATGCTGTTGCAGAATTATTAATTGCAGCTTCTAATCAAACACCTTTAGTTGAGCAACAATTAGGTGTAAGTGCTGGCCGTAGAACAGGTGGGTTTGACTTTAGTTCTATTATTGAAAAAAATCAAGCGGCTGCTAAAAAACTAAATAGTAAATAATTATTGTCACATCTTTTAAAATAAACAAATTGTATTAATTATGAATAACGGAATTCAATACCCAGCTTTTAATTATGATGGTAATATTACTCCTTATGCTATTACCGGCAATACTGAAAATCCTGGAGAACCTTCTTTAACTGAATTAGCCAAATCTTTTCAGCCTGTTGTTGGTCAAACAAGTTTATCTGAAGTATTTCCTGATGAAAATATTGGTGAACGCCATGTATATATTCAACAAGAAATGAGCACAGTAGATACTATCTTTCCTTTAGTACGTTTTGGTGAGCCAGATGTAATTCTAGGTCAAAATTATGGTACTACTAGAGCTTTTACAGTTCAACCTTTGTACATTAGACGTTCTAGTGCAGTTTCTTATGGTGAAATTAACAGTAAAGTTAAGCCAGGTACTATGAATGATAAATGGGCTCCTGAAGAGCAAATTGCTCAGGTAGTCGAAGGTATGGTTCGTGAGCATAACTTAACTTGGGATGTTTGGCGAGCTTCTATGTTACTAGGAGGCATTAACTATACCGATCCTCGTAGCGGTATTGGAGCTTCTGTTAATGCTCAAATTCCTGCTCGTAATTTCTTTAAATATAATGTAGTAAGTGGTTATCGTGGTCGTCCTGAAGCTCAATTATTCAGAACTCTAAGTGATTTTAATGATCCTGCTGCTGCCAGTGTTGGTGTTCCTTGGACTCACCCTGATGCTGATATTGTTAATTCAGTAGCGCGCCTTTTACGTTGGTTTAAAGAAACTAATAAAGGTATGATTACTCGCATGTATATGGCGCCAGAATTAAAAGAAATCTTGTTGATGAGTAATCAAGTTAGATTAGTTACTGGCGGTTTATTAGGTGTTCCTGGTAAATCTAATAGTCGTATTCTTCCTAATGAAGAGATTGTTGGCTCAGATCAACTAAGTTTGAGTGGTTATAGTTTAGGCTTAGGTGCAGACGGTCTTAATGCAATTGCCGGCGTTCCTATCTACACAGTAGAAACTACTTATAAAGATCCTACCGATGGTATTAATAAAAGAGTTTGGCCCAAAAATAAAGTTGTATTTGTTTCTGATAAAACCTCTAACGGCGAAAGTATTCAAGTAGGTCGTACTCAATTCTGTGTATCTGAAGAAAGTGGGGGTAGACCTGGTATTTGGACTCGTAAACAAACTGAAACTCAAATTCCTGCTGCACCTGGTATGCATATTCAAATGGGTAACGCTGGTATGCCTTATCTCCGATATCCTTATATGGTTGCCCATATGACTGTTTGTGAAACTCAGGATATTAATAATAGATTAGGTGTTTTAGGTGATATAAACTTTGGCCAATTTTAAGTAGTTAATTTAAACTATATTAAAGCTGGACACAAAATATAAAAAAGTCCAGCTACAATTTAAAACTAAGAAACAATTATTAAATCAAAAATAGACAATAAATAACTATGCTTAATTCAAATCAAATTCTTGCAGGTGCGCGTACCAAAGGTGGTATTCAAACTTATGTTAACGGGGATTATTCTTCTATTCCTACTGTTTCTGTAGCAGGAAGTACTTTTACTTTTACAGGTGGTGTTGAATTTGACGGCCAAGGTTTTGACTTAGCCTCGTATCCTTTTGTGGCAACTTCATTATCTACTTTATTGGTAGATGGTAACTATGTTCTTAGTGCAGTACCTTCCTATGTAGAACCTATAGATAGAACCGCAGCGGAAACTTTAGGTCTAAATTATTATGTAGAACAAAATGCAGCACAAGAAAGTTTAGTTCATTATTTCTTACCATCAGCTCTAGAATCTTCTGTTAATGCAGCAGGTGGTTTTAATAGTCTTTATAAATTAATGGCTATGGGTGCAGCTTCTGGTGCTGAAATTCAACTAGTAAATTCTTATTCAGATGCTCTTGAAAAAATAGCTGATCCTCGTTTTGTAGGTAAACTCTTTTCTCCTTCAGGAGTAGGTTATGTTCTTACTAGAGTATATCCACAAAATAATTCATCACGTAATGATGCTTTAGTTGGTTTAACTAATGCACAAATTGAATTGTTTAAAGCTACTCAAGGATATATTGCAGCAGAACGTAAAATATTCCCTAAAGCTAATGTCTATATTACTGGAAATAATGGCGGCGTACTAGCTAAAATACAAAGAGCATTTGCTTACTCTTCTTTAGCTAATGCTAATGCTGATGTGAATGCAATTGAAATTAAATTAGATTATGCTGCAGGCAATACTTTATCTGCTCCTGTTGATTTAAATGATGTTGTAATTTTGGCTGCTAACTATAGTCATGTAGCAGTATTTGAATATTATCAACCTACTTATATGTCTAAAGGACACGAAGGAACTAATCCTGGTGTTTATGATGTATATACAAAAGAAGATAGTAATGTACTAGGTAGATTGAATCCTTTATATCAAGCTCGTGATCTTGAAGTAGCTCGTGTAAGTGCTGGCAGAGGAATGCCTCTAAATGCAGTAACTAAATATGGTTATCCTCTTCCTTTAGCTAAATTTAATTTAGCAGGAGGCGTTTATAGTGCAGCTACCGTTTATACCCCTGGTGCTATTCTACCTTCTGGCGGCATAGGTCCTACTCCTTAAGTTAATGTATAATAAAGAAAATTAACAATAAGAGAGATCAATGATTAGAATTCAAATAACCAGTCCTTTTACATACGAGTATTTTAATGGCGATGCTAAATTACTTAAACGTCATTATTTAACAGCAGGCAATTATTATCATCTCGATGAAGAAAAAGACAAGGAAGAAATTAGATTTATTCTCTCTCCTAACTTTATTTTTAAGAACTATATTTATGTAAATCTTGAAACTGTTTCTCAAGATTTACAAAATGAGCTAAATCTTGAGAATGGTTTTTATGAGGATACTTCAGTACCTGATGATGAGTATATTCCCACACTTCTACAAAATAATAGATTTATTGATGCTTCTGAATCCTACATCCATGATGATTTAAATTCAGATCCTTCTTTAACAGTAGAACCCACCCCTAATATTTTTGATCAAACATTTCAAAATGTGGACGAAGTAAATGTGGAAGTAAAACTTAAAGAAACAGAAGTATTAGGGGCTGAAAATACTCCAGATCTTATTCCTTTAGAACAATTTTCAGAAGAAGTAGAAGAAGTAAAATCTTACTTTAATGAAGAAAAAAATGCTCGTAAATCTGTGCTAGACGATTTACATTATTCTAAAGTAAAAGAAATTGCTGAATTATATAAAATAGAATATACATCTAAAAAAGCGGCTATTGACCTTATTCTTACTTTAGAATTTATTGACGATTAAAAATTTAATATATTACATAACATAATTAAATGCTTACTTACGAAGCTATAGAACAAATTGCTAATATAGTAGCTCCTTTAGGTACTTTTACTACTGTGGAAGCAGAACCTGAATTTGCTAAAAAAGTTAGATCTGGCGCAGTAATACTTAAAGCAAATAATCCTATTAGTTATGAAGATATACGTAGGGCTGCTGCAGGATTTTATTACCGGGTAGCTCTACGTATTGCAGCAGCAAAATTTCCCTCTATTATTACTCTAGTAAAAAATACTGACGGAAGTGAAACATTAAATTCTGATCTAGAAACTAAAAAATGGCAATGGGTTGAGAATGATATAGTAGCTATGTTAACTCCAGGAGGAACTGCTAATTCTTCTGCATTAACAGAAACTAGATTAGGTGCTTTTAGTGGCGGTATTGAATTTGCTGTAGCTAATTTAGTTTCAGCTCATTTAATAAGAAATATTCCTTTAAATAGTAGTAGTCTCAAATTTGTAGATATTGCTAATAATTTAGAAGCACAAGCAAATGAAGATATTGAACGTATTATTAAAATTAGTGACACTGGTAGTTCTTCTTCTTCATTAAATGGAGACTCTTCTGCTTCTACTAAAAATAATGCAGTTTTATGTATTGCTCATAGTCTAGATTCAAATACAATTCTAGAATCTTCTTTTAATACTCCTGATATTAATTCTACTCCTGCTACTTATTTAAATATAGTTTCTTTAGAAAATGTAGAAACTGTAAATACTTTGACAGTAAATTTGGATGAAGTAGGTATATGTTATTTTTATATGACAGGACAATCTATTCATGCAGATCAGAATTTAATAACAAATAAAAATTATCTTGATGTAGCTGGGTCACCTCAAAATAGTGGTTCTGTTAGTTATAAAATAGAAAAAGCTTTTTCTTTAATAGGTGCTTCTGATAATCCTTCTACTTTAAATATAGATGAATTAATTACTATCCTAGCTGATGAAATTAATAGTGAAACATTAGAAGTAGTTGGTAGTAAAGTTGCTAATATTTTAACAGCGCCTCAAAGAGGAAAGCCTAAATTTGAAAATCAAACCATAATTAAACAAGAACTTTACCCTAATACTCTTTCTTTAAAAAATAGAAAAGCTTACTTTAATCTATATCACAGAATAAATAAACTAAATTTTGATGTTAGACGCTATTCTAATTTAGTAACTACAGAAGTTTTAACTATTGCTTTTTATACAGTACCTCTTGCTGACTGGAATAATTATCTTCTTAATCCTACTCTTTTATCTTTAAGGACTTTAAGAAGTAGTTCTTTGTTAGGAATAAACGGATTAATATTTGGTTCCGCTAATTCTTATTCTGACTTAGGAAATAAAGTTCCTTATTCTGCTTTATTAAGTGTTGAAAAAGGTACCGCTACTGCTGTTTCTATTACTGCTGATAAAGTAGGAGGAAGTTCTGATTCTGTAAATAATGTATCTAATTCAGATGCAAGTAATATTATTGATACTTTTTATTTTGCTTGTACAAATCCGGCAACTTCTAATCCTTTTATAGAAAATTTAGTGTTAAGAGTAAGTAGTGCTACTTATTCTATGGCGACTCCTTTAGATATTATAGTTGACTTAACAATTGTTCCTTTTACAGATCCTAATCTTATAGACAATTTATCCATAGGAGAACAAGTTGCTAATAGAGTAGTAGACGCAATTTATGAATATACTCGTGTTTCTAATCTAAATTCTAATTTAGATAGTTCAAATATATTAGGAATATTATTGGGAGATTATCAAAAAGTAACTACTATTATTAATACATCTACAAATAGTGCGGTAGAAGTTCCTTTAGAAGAATATATAGACGATGCCTCTCAACCTAATTTTACAGGAATTCAAAACAATAATTCTTATATAAAAGATAATATTGCAGGCAGAGTGCAAATAGTTGCTTTTAGATATAAAGATAATGAATATCGTCTTGTTGTAGATTTAATTAGTGTTCCTTCTAATTTATGGGTAGGTACTGGTAACTTTATATTAAGAAAAACACAATGGGCCGAAGGAAGAAAACGCTCTATTACCGTAGAAACAAAAGTATTAACTTCTACTAATTCAAATATGGAAACTAAATCACAAGAACTTAATTCTGTAAAAGCAAGTGTAAGTAAAATAGAAGCTTCTAAATCAAAATTATTACAATCAGTATTTGATAAACGTGATTTTTTATTAAATGGTCACACAGGATCTACACATAAATGGTAATTCCTAATTTAATATTACCTGCCCCTACTCTAAATACTTTAACCACAGGTTTAGTAAAATATTTAGCAAACCATCCTTTAATTATTAATACTACTATCTGCCATCCTATTACTAAAGAACAAGTTTTTATCTCAAAATATAGATCTTATGATGGTTATGTACTAGAAACAGGGTTAGTTTGTAGTGTTTTTGCAGATTCTCCTAAACCTGCGGCAATTTTTGAAATATATGATTTAGGAGAACAAGGGCTAGATAATGCTGTTTTTTTTATTAATGTTAAATATTCTTTTAATGAAGTTATTTTAGGCAATATAGAAAAAGATCCAAATATAATCGAAGTACCTGCCTGGAGTCAGTATGGAATTAGAGAAAGTTTGCTCACATCCAACACTAAACGAAATGTTATTTTAGAAATAAATCCAGGTATTCAAATAATTCAAGAATATCTTTCACTAACAAAATATATACTAGACGATGCTATGAGTCATAATGATTTTCCTGTAAAAGTAAAATCATTACAAATGCAAAGTCAGTCAGTTAAAACAAAAAGATGGGATGAAGACGACACAATTTATTTTCAAGAAGGGCAAGCACTAATTAGATTTGATGCTTATATACCCAGAGGCTGGAGAGATAAATTAAATCCGTTATACCTTTCACAAACAAATATTAACCCAACTATTAATTAATTAATAAATTATGCTTATTCCACAAATTAATTTTATTGAAGCCAGTGTAGGGTCTTCTCCAGTATCAGCTAACATTAGAAATAGAATTGGAATTGTTGGCCAATTTAGTAGAGGTCTTGCTAATAGATTTGCTTTTGTTGATGGCTTTTCTCAATTTTCAAAGTTGTATGGTTCTGATAACACAACAGGTTCTTTGGGATTTCAAGCTGCTTGGGATCAAGGTGCTAGAGATTTTGGCATTATTAGAGTATTAGGTCGTAGTAAGCCTGCACAAGGTCAAATTGTATTTGGCGGTACTGCTCAAATTGAAAATAATATTGATTTTAGAATCTCAGGCATGGGCGTCCCTAGTGCAGATCCAAAAAGTTTTTTCCGTAATGAAATAACTGTAAATGGTAATTACTTGGGATCTGAATCTGGTCGCTATGTTTTTATAACCTCTGCTGTAAATAATACTACTGGTATCACTAGTTTTAAATATAAATTTATTCCTTTTTCTACTGAACGAAATCCCGATAAAGCAATTAAATTAGTAACTTCGACTGTGTTAGCAGGTATTACTACTGCTCCTGATGTTGTTCCTGGTCAAGGTCTTTTTACTCTAGATACTAATTTACTGGGCGGCAATCCTTTAACAGTTATTGCAATTGAACAAGGCTTTAATGTGGTATTTGGCGATTCTGGTGAAGATTTGATCTTTAATAAAACTAATCAAGTATTTACAATTAGAGCTGAAGTCTGGAACTATAATATTCCTGTAAATGTAAACGATAGCGCAGTACAATTAGCTAATTCTTTTGTTAATATTTTATCCGGCGCAGATCCTCTCGGTTCAGTAGATAGTCAATTAGATTACGTTCCTGCAAATACAAGTGTCTATACTAGTACTGTTGATTTTTATCTTGATAATGATCTTATTCCAGGGTCTATTGGTAATAAATATTTCTATAATTTTGATCTCGATACTCCTGATGGAAGTTTTAAAATAGCTTGTTTTTATCTTCATTCTACTAATCCTGGTGTATTGTTATCTCGTGACCCCGATGCTGCAAATTTAGTAGTAGGCGATACTGTACTTGTTCCCGCTACTTCTACCTTTATTATTCCTAGTGGTAGTACCGTAGCTAGTATCTCTGGTGCAGGTACAGGTCTTAGTCCGTATATCATTACTTTGAATAACACTGTTTCTACTCCTGGTAACGTTGATATTGGCTATGGTATTCGCCAAAATTTAATCTTTGATGATACTAGTGTAGTAGGCGGTCTTAGTTTAAGTAGCTACCAAACTTATGATAGTTTTCAAAATGGACAAGACGGTCCTCGTAGAGCTATTACTAACTTATTTAGTTTTACTGGAACTAGATTAATAGAAGTTCAAGCCGTCAGCGAAGGTCAATGGGGTAACAATGTTAGATTGGATATTGATCCTCAACCCGGCGGCGGATGGCGCTGTATTGTTAAAGATCTCGAAGGTGTTTCTTTTAATCCTCCTATTACTGATGAGTTTTATAGTGTAGATTTAACTCAACAAAATGCAGTGGATGCTCTTGGTGAAATTGAAGTCTTTAAATCTTCTAATTTGATTCGAGCTTTCTTTATTCCTAAAGTTCTCGATCCTTCTGGTTTTGATGTTTCTTTATTAGCAGAAGTTCCTGCAAGATTAGCTCCTTCTTTGTCTGTTACCTTAGTTTCTGATGAAGAAGATACAGCACACGTAAAATACTTTGGTCCCTCTAAATTAAATAATATTTCTTTAGAAACCGGGTATGATGGTCCTGTTTTAGTAGAAGATGATTATGTTTCTGCTATAGAAAATTTTAATGGTCAACAAGTTCATATCTTAATAGCTCCTGGTCTTGATACAAATTCTCCTCAAGCTCAAGCTCAACTTGTTACTGTTGCTCAAGCAGGTACTGAAATCGATGGTTTGAAAATTGCAGTTTTAAATACTCGTCCTAATCTAAAACCAGAAGCTGCTAAATTTGAAGCTATTAATTTTAATACTTCTAGAGCAATTATGGTCACTGGTTGGACTACTTATGGTGGACAAGTCACTAACTCTGATTTTGCAGTTTCTCCTGATGCTTTTTATGCAGGTATGTTAGCTACTATTGCTTATCATATTAGTCCTGCCGCTAAAACTAGTGCAGGTCCTGTTTTTAACATTACTAATGTCGATACTAGATCTTATAACTCTAATCAATCTCTTCAACTTTATACTGATGCTAGATTAGAAGTATTACGTTCTGATATTAATTTGGGCGGCTTTTTCTTCTTAAACGGTAGAACTACTTCTTCTAATACTGCTTGGGATAAAGTGGTCATTAGACGCACCTATGATGTCATTAGACAAGATCTTTATCAATCTCTTCAACCTTATCAATCAGAGCCCCATACTAAATTACTACGAAGACAAGTAGAAACTTCTGTTAATGCTTACTTCCAAACTATGTTACGTAATGGTAGAATTGCTAATGCTCTCCCTGCTCTTTGCAACGATAGTAATAATCCCGCAGAAAATTATATTAATGGTAATTTAAACGTCTCTATTGGCTTTTTACCCCTCTATTCCGCAGATTATATTAATGTAACTATTACTCGTAATACTGACGGTGGTCTTCAATTAGGTGATGATATTTAAAACAAAAAACTTATCTTAATTACAAAACCTTGTTAATTTAATTACCAAGGTTTTTTTTATTTAATTTTTTCGAGCTATTAAACATTAATGTCAAAGTATATTAACTATTTAAGATTTCTAAATATTTAGAATAGTTACGTTCGAGACGTAAGCCTTCACTATCTTTATATAATTCGTGCAATATTTTCAATAATCCATGTTTATATATAGTTATACGATAAAGAGTCCTAGAGGTATAGTGTAGAGAAGTTATGTTAAAGGCATTAGCGCCATATAAAAGTTTTAAATTATCATTAAAATCAGATAAAAACTGATAACAACTAGAAGTAAAACTAAGTTCATATTTATATTTATGTTTATTAATAAATAAACAACCATCGCCATCCAAAAAACCACGTATAAAATGGGAATTATTAAAAAAATCTAACCACATTTCATTACCAGTTTTATTTAAACATAAGCCTTTATTAACTAAATAAGCATAAGCATATTTATATTGCCAAGTGAGGGAAACAGTGTTTTGTCCTGTCTTTTTATTTATATAATATTTAATATTATTTTTAATACATAATTCTTTTTTTATAATTTGTAAAATTTGTACATCTTGTTTTAGAATATTGCAGCGTAACTGAACGTGAGGAGAAACGGAACTATCTGCGACTAAAAAGCCTAAACTATACAATTCACCGTTGGTTAAAGTATGATTTTCTTTTAGTAAAAAAGGTAGTAATTTAGATTCATTAAAGATAGTTTCACCTTGGCGCATAGCTCCAATAATAGTCTGAGTGCCACAAATACAACATTTTATTTTTTGTCTTTTATGGGATGCAATACCATTTTTAATATATAAAGAATAGCCACAATTTAAACACCAAACGTTATCAATATACATACATATATTTATTTATTTTTTTTATTTTTCACCAGATATATCGTAATAAAAGTCAAAGGGTGTAATATAAGCATATATTAAAAGAATAAAATTGATAAAGTATAAAAGTTAACAAGTTAAAAAAAGAGAAAAGTAATGGCATTAGACATGTATGGGGCCCCGGTAAACAATGCGGGGATTGATCCGTTACAAGGATTTGATTTTGAATGTTGGGCACAAGATACGCACACAGGACAAGTTGCGTTTTTCGGAAGATTTCAATCGTTAACAGTATCAATTAGAGATGCAACAGAAACGTATCTAGAATTAGGACAAAGAATTCCAATTTATTTAAATGGAGAAATTCAAATTGCGTGGGTACTAGAACAAGGATTAGTAGACATGGCATTTATTGTTAAAACATTTGGGATTGAAAATATTAGAAGAGATCAAGTAATTGCGAGAGGTCCTAGATTTCATATTGGATTTGATGCGAATGCCTCTGATAAAGTATCTACTGAAAGTCAAGCAGTTTCGCCTACTAAAGCGTCGCTTCAAAGTAATAATGCATTGAGAGCTACGGGAGCAGATTCTAGAGTAAATAGTCTATTTAATCCTAATTTATATAAAGGTAAAAATGCGGCATACAACGAACCTCAAAATCATGGTAGATATGAAATGATGAGATGTAAAGTTGACTCTGTGTCCTTAGGTGTAATGCCTGGTAGAAGAGTAGCAGCAGTTAGATGGGAAGGAGTATCAGAAGGAATTACGTATCATTTAGACAGTATTCAGACATTTAAAAATAATACTAATATAGATAATTCTGCAAGTGGAGTTACTGAAAGAATTAATTCTAATACATCAGGAATAGCACGTTAAAAAGTTCTTATCCTATTTAATATAATATTTAATATTGATATAATGATTGAGTATTTCTCAATCATTTTTTTATTTATAATTTATGAGAACTTTTTCAATAGCAGAACCGTACCCTGCGGCAGTAATAACATTAGCGACGCCCGAATCTAATAGACAAGAAGTTTTATTTCAAACTAGATATGATGTTCAAGGATTTAATTTAATACAAAAAAATGTAGATATTGCCCAAGGATTTGAAACAGAAGAAGAAAAAAGAAAACAAATAAAAGACGGCATTAATAATTGTACTAAACTAACTTGGGCGATTAAATCTTTAAGCGTGTCTTTATACAGAGATTGGAGTACAAGTACTGCGAGGGTAGTATTAACATGTAATTTACCATCAGTGAATAGTCCTCTGCCGTTATTACCAAAAGTAGATCAATTTAGAGGAGGAACATATCCTTACTTAACATGTGAAGATGAAATTAGAATATACGCAGGGTATATTGACAGTCCTACTACAGCTATAACAGTAGAAATGCTAGACGAAGTACCGTTTCCGTTAGTAAATGATGATGGAACAGTTATGGAGGATTTAGTGCAACCTGATTTAGTAAGAGGAAAACTAATTCCTATATTTTGGGGTTTTATCGATAAAATAGATTTTGACGGTAGTGCTAATGGAAGTGGAATGCAAGTAATTATTTCTGCTAGAGATAGAGGAAGAATTATGTCAGATACTACGATGATTTCTATTCCCTCGTTATCAGGTGTATTTAGTAATACAGGGTCTAAAGTATTACCTAACGGAGCTTTACACTCTATAATTAGTGATGTAGCAAAAACAGTAAATGGATTTCAATTAAATATTGCAGAGAGTGATGTAGAAGATAATATATGTTGGAAAAGAATATTAACTCCTGAGCTTAAAGTAAGTAGATTAAGTAATAGTGAAGAAGTTGCTAGTGAAATAGAAAAAGCAGCTTCTTTTTGTGAGTTTTATTCAGCATATAATATTTCATCAACACAAAGAACATCTTCATTAATAAATGCAGTAACAACTGATCCTACTATTTTTTGTAGACGAGCTGCATTTAAAATAATGGATTATAAATCTAGACCTAGATTTCACATGTGGTTAAATAGACCCCCATTAGCAAAAGAAGGAGGAACTGCTCAATGGCAAATTTTAGATAAATCTCCTATGCAAATAATTAAATGGATTGCTATTAAAGAAGAACGTCCTCTTGATTTTTATACTTCGCATGTTAATGGAGATTTTTGTTTAGTTCCAAGAGTTTTAGATGTTTCAGGGTTTAAAGATGAAGTTAGAAACTATAGAACTTATTTTTTTAGAGATTATCCTAGGGAGTGCGCCCCTCCTTGTCCTAGCCAATTAATATTAACTTTACGTTCTTTTACAAATACAGTAGGAACTTTTAACAGATTTACTGTTGTAGATAATAGTAGTACTAGTGGAAGTGGTCTTTCTATCTTAGAGAGTGTAACGTTAACAATAGATCGATTACCGTTTTTACTACAAAATAGAACTGTAACACCTCCGTGTAAAACTAAATTAATTTATGATGGGGGACTTTCTACTTATGGAAAAAATAATGCGTATGGAGGCGCGCTTATTGTTGCTATGTCTGTTTCTTCCCAAATATCTAGAGATGTGTCTGCTGTAGAATTTTCTATTTTAGGTGATCCTACCTTTTTCCCTAGTGAAGCTGTTCGTGTATTTAATACATTTTTACATGATGAAGGATTTATTACTCAATCAGGACGTTATATAGATATGTTAGATAAAGAAATTGCTTACGATAAATTTCAAAATACTTATAAAGATCAACCCGCAGCAGGAGCAAGATTTGAAGGTAGTATTTCAGTTATGAAATCTGCACCTGAAGATAATGAAACTATTCAAAGAGTAAGTGAAGTAGGTACTACTATTACTAATAAAAATAAACTTAATCTTCCTGTATATAAATGTCGAAGTATTGCTCATACAATAAGTTGTGTAGGCAATAATTCAGGATTTCAAACTAAGATCCTTGCTTCGTTAGATCTAAATAACTAATTATTTATTCTATTTAAAATATTTTGTTGTGTAGATTCAAAATATTTTAAATCTGTAATAGATACAGAATAATCCCAATTAACCTGTCCTTGATTATTTAATCTTATCGCTTCGATATATTTATCCCAATTTGCATCAATGAAAGAATTAATACGCTTTATTTTTTTATAGGTACTTGAAGGGTATTTTTCTTTTATTAGCTTTAATTGTTTTTCATTATAGATAATCATTTAATTTAATCCCTTATTTTATCTTTTTCCCACAAAGTACTTATATAATACCAGCACTACTATTATAAGAAAGCTTTTTAATCTTTAACGTATATATAGGAGAACACATATAGAAATTAGTATATCTTTCGTAAAATACACTATTTACTAAAATATACTTAGCCCTACTGTTATTAGTCCATTCTTCTTTATCTAAAAAAGATAAGCGGGCGGCTTCTGCTTGAGTATAAGTCCGTTTAACAAATTGTTGGACTTTAATAGTATTTTTTAATCTTTTGTTGATAGTTTTAATATTTCTATCTAAGACATTTGCAATAGTTTGCTGAGATGCGCCATAAGGGGCATAGTGATTTGTGTCTATGAAAATACGATTATTTAACTGTTTAATGCCTTGGGTATTATCAGACACAAAAGATAAATCTTTCACAATTAATTGATTCGCACTCATTAAACGTTGGTTTTTATTTTTACTATTTCTTGCCAAATATCTAGACTTATTTTGTATAGACATAGCCATAATCTCCGTAGCTGTCACTCTTTTGGTATAAAACTGCTTAATATCTTCCCAATTACAGAAAGAAGAAGTTATCAGGTTTTTTATACCTAAGGTCAATGCCACTTGCTTTAAAGATTTGTAGTAAAAACTATATATTAAAACACCTTGTTTATTTTTGTTTTTACAAACTTTAATAAACAAAGTTGATTTCATATAACGATAAATAGTTGATTTGGTATATCCTGTAATAGTTAATAATTCAGTAAAAGTAAGACTTACCTTTCCACTGCCGTTTATATCTATAGCGCGCATTAAATGCCATAGAGCAGAGGCCTGATCCGACTCAAGAATTATTGGATATATTTTAATCTCAACTTTTTCTATATTCATCATATAACCATTATAGCGTATAACTATTATTTTAAAAAACCCAAAATTCTTCCTTGGTGGTTCAGTTAAAAATAATTATTTAATCCACTTGACAATTTCTTTTTTTCTTTTTATAATAGTAATACAAACAATTAAAAATCAAATATAATTAAATACAATGAGTACATCAAGTAAATACACAAAATTAATATCACTAAGAGTAATAGAGGAAAATCTAGAAGAATTAAAAAAAATAGCGTCAGCGAGACAAACATCAGTAGCGTCTATAATTAGGTTAGCAATTTTTGTATATATAGAAGAAACAAAAGAAAAAGAGCTGAGGAATAAATAGCCTATTTATAGTAAACTTTACTTACTGTATAATGTAGAATACAGTAAGTTTTTTTTATATATAAAGAGTTAAAAATGAGTTTATTTGATAATCCTAATGACATGCAATGGCAAAGTCAAATAAATAACTTTAGACGTAGTAGTAATGAAACATTAATAGGAAAGATTGTGGATGAGCATGGGGATGGAAATTATCGTGATAATATGTTTCAAAAATATACTGTAGAGTTATTAGGATGGGGCCAAAAACTTTATAATTGCAAAGTTAAAATTGATAGTGCGGGGTATAACGGAACAGGAGATTATAGAACATTTAAAGAGGGAGACGGAGTATTAATTCAATGTAAAGAAGGTCAACTAGACGATGCAATAATTATAGGAAGTCATAGATTAAATGGAGACCTTAAACAATTAGAACAAGAAGGACAAGGACAAAAGTTTGGGGAACATTATACAGGAGCTAAAGGAAAAATTGCAGCATCGTCGCCGCCGTCACTTCATCCAGGTAGAGTAACTAAAGTAGAAGGAAATGTTTTTATTGGGGGAATAAATAATGCTAGAACATCATTTGAAGATCCGGCTCAAATAGGATCAGAAAAAGATTGTTTAGATAAACAGCCTATTCCAGGAACATATAAAGCAATTACTAAAGAAGGAGTAGATGTTAATTACTCTTATGGAGGAACATTACATATGACGGATGGTAATTATGTAGTGCTTTCATCAGGTACGCGACAAAATAAATGTACTAAATATTTAGAACAAGCCTCACGTCATAATAAAATTGCAAGTTACTTAGAAGGATTATCTACATTTGTTTCTAGTGAATATAGAAAAGGGGCTCAATTATCTACATTTTTAGATAGTGAAGAAGATTTAAATTTAGACACAAAAACAAACACTAATTTTTCAATAACAAATGAAACAAATTTAGTAGATTCAGTAACAGGTAAACCTTTTAATTCAACTAATACTATAAATAAAGAAGTTGATGAAAGTAGAAAAAGTACTAATGTTGTAGATAAACTACAAGATACAGATGAAGTAGAAAAGCCAGAATCTGAGCAAGAAACTAAATTTGCAATTAAAGCAACAGATAATAGTTATAGAGCTACTAAGCATAAACAATTAGCATTAATTGCTAAAAGTCAAGCAGAAGAGTGCAATACTACTAGTGCAGCGTTTCAATATTCTTCCGCAATAGTAGGTGCTATTACAGGTACGGCAGCTCCTGCGCAAACATCGGTAGCGCCTGCACAAAAAGTAGGCCATGTAGATCCTAATAATTATTCTAGTAGAAACACATCTAATCCAAAGCCGCCAGTAGAGTTTGTAGGATGTCATGCTAATAATTATTCTAAAGAAACACATGTTTTAAAATATTTAGTGATGCATCATTCTGTAGAAAATATGGAAAAAACTATAGAGCTTTTCAATGATCCTACTAGAAAAGCATCTGCACATTATGGAGTAGATAAAGATGGAAAAATACTTCAATTTGTAAAAGACCTTGAAAAAGCTTATCACGTAGGGGGACAAAATACAGGCAAAATTGGTATAGAAATAATTGCTACTGAACCTAATCAAGGTATGTCAAAAGAACAAGAAGAAAGTTTAATTAAATTAAGTAGGTTTATTGTTTCTACTTATAAAATCGCATTAACTAATGTAAAAGGACATAATGTATTTAATCCACCTACCCCTACTAATAAAGGTACAGAGTGTCCTACGTGGGTATTTCCTACTCAAGCTAAATTAGAAGAATGGGCTAATAAATATTTAAAAGTTTAAATTATGACATTTCCACTATTAGTAGTTATACATGAAACATTAATTTCAGCAGAAGAGAGCATTTTATTACATGGAGATGCTAAATATTATGCAAGCTACCACGCTCTTATACATAGGAATGGATTAATTACTTATTTAACCCCTTCAGATTGTAAAGCTTACGCGGCGGCTAATTCTACATTTACAACTCCTTATGGAGAAATACAACATGTAGAAAATTCTGTAGATGATTTTGCGTATCATATTGCACTAGAAACTCCGTTTGATGGTATTAAAAATAAAGTTAGAGAATACCACATTGGATACACAAAAGAACAATATACTTCTCTTGCTTGGTTAACTGCGTATACAGGAGTAGGTAGTCAAAGAATTGTAACTCACGGAGAAATACAAACTCCTGTAAAAATAGAACCAAGATGTTTTAATTTTGATTTTTTTTATCTTGAGTATTTAAAATATCAAAAATCAATTAATCAAACTTTAGAGGTTGGAATAGTAAATAATGGCTAACGGAAAAATTGATATAAGTCCAGCAGAATGTATAAAACTTTTAGTAAAAACTGCTTTAGAAGAAGGTGTGACAGATCACGGACAAATAGCCAATATATTAGGACAATGTGAACATGAAACAGGAGCTTGGATTTGGAATCAAGAAATTGCTGCAAATTTAGGTAAAACGTGTCTTAGTTATGTAAAAGGAGGATGTCAATATTATGGTAGGGGGTTTATACAAATTACTCATAATTATAATTATAAAGATATGGGTAACTTATTAGGTCAAAATTTTCTCAATAATCCTTCTTTAGTATTAGAATCTAATACTTCTGCTAAAATTGCGGTGGTGGGAATGCGAGACGGACTATTTACTAAAAATGGAAAAACTTTAAAAGATTATTGCAATAATGGTCAAAATGATTTTTTTAATGCTAGACGATTAGTTAATGGATTAGATCAAGCATCTAAAATAGAAAGATTATCAAGAAAATGGCTACCTTACATAGGAAATTTAATTAACGGGGCCGAGCCAGATCCGAATGCACTTCCTACTAGAAATGGAAATAATGGAGGGGCAGCTAGTGTAGGAACAAATAATACTAATTTTTTAAATAAATTTGATTCAGGAGGATCAAACGACGGAATTACTTCAGTTTCTATGGGAAGTTGTTCCGAAATATTTCCTATAGAATTTTCTCTTAAAGAAGCGTTACATTATGCAGGTTGTTTTTCAAGGCAAATAGGAAATGCAATGGGAGGTAATTCTAATTTAGGATATTCTGCAAATGGAATGCAAGTTAATGGAGCATCTAATTATAATATTGCAGATTTTAATCCAACTGTGCCTATATGTGATGGATGTTTAGGTTATCCTTTTGATCATGCAGTAGTAATAACTTCTCCTTTTTGTAAAAGACGTGTAAAAGGAGGTCGTGTATATTATCATAGTGGCACTGATTTTGACGAAGTAGAAGGAGCAGAAGTAATAGCGGTAGCAGATGGTACAGTAGTCACCCCTTTAGTTACTGGGGGTTATAATCCTGGATTAGTAGATATTGTGCATGAACAATTAGGAAATTTATTAAGTAGAAGTGCCCATATAATTCCTTCAGTACAGCCTGGTACTAAAGTTAAAAAAGGGGATGTTATAGGTAAGTTAGGGCCTTATGGAAATAACGCTGCGCATTTACATTTAGAATTACGTAAAGATAAAGGAGCAGGAGGTAGTGCTTATTCTGAACAAGAATGCAAAACTAAATTTCTAGATCCAGGTTTATTTTGTAAGAGGATATAAAATGTTAGGGTACATACCAGATAAACGAGATTATTTTAAAGGAAATTTAATTGATTATTATTTAAAAAAAGGAGTTTCTTTCAGCGGAGGAACTCAATTACATTATGAATATTTTAAAGAAATACTACAATATTCCATTATAAATAATACAACTCAAAGGGCTCTTCATGATATTAGAGCTGGGATATTTACTTTACATTTATTCCCTTTTAAAATAAAAACATTACTTTCTATTGCTTTTTATAACTATGAAACTAGTTTATTAAAAGAATTTAAAGATTGCAGTTTGAGTAAGGATAATATCTTATTACCTAGTATGCAACTTCAATTCAACAATATTATTACTGGGGAATATTTAGCCCCTGAATTTTTAAACTTAGTAGATGAAGTTGCCTTAAAATATACTTCGTTTGATGTTCTTAAACAATATCTTAATATTCAATTTAATAGTACTTTAGATAATCTACTATTAGAAAATATAAAAGAAATATTAGAATTATATAATACTAGTCTTTTAGCTCAAAATGATTATTTAACTTTAATTATAAATAATGATAGATTAAAAGCAATTGTAGTCACTTCAAAAACATTAAAATACAAACAACAAAGTATTACTTACTTAACTGAAGCTTTAACAAAATGGCATCAAACTTCAAACATCTAGAATATTTACCTTTAGACGAAGACAATTTAATTATTAATGATAATCCTACAAGTAATTTAAAAAGTAAATCTTGTTTAAATTTAGGGTTTGTTGCGCTTAATGCTCTTACACGTTCCCTTAATATAACTACTATTAATAAAAATTCTTTTAACACTGGAACTACTTTTTTAGATTTATCTTATATATTAGAAAATTTACTTATTACTACTTTAAATATTAATTGTATATCTAATCCTTCTAATACACAATTAACGAATCATTATAGGAACTATTCTTCAAAGATAAATAACAATAAAATATTACCAAGTTTTAGTTATTGTCAAAATTTAACATTTACTAATTTTAAAACGTGGGCAGGATTTTATGGAACACTGTCGTATTACATTAATTTACTAGAAGAATATAAAGAGTATTTAACTCCTTCAGAAGTAATACATGAAGCATATACAAGTTTATTTGAATACAGCAAAAATGTAGCGTATAATGCTTTTTTAAACAAAAATACAAATGATTACAAATTAATTTCAGAATTTTATAGAGAAGGATTAGAGTTAGGAAAAAAAGAAGAAAAAGAAACAGATAAAGCAATATATAATTTATCAATCAATATTATATTAGCGAGTCCTTTCGTAAAAGAAATATTTAATGAATTAAAATTCTATGAAAAATGGTTGTTTGAAGTTTTAGAATGGAAAGCAGAGGAAGAAAGAAATAAAAATAAAGAACTATTTATTATTGATAATCCTTCTACAAATGAACAACGTGCAATTAATACTTTATTAAAAGTAGCTAAATCAATATATGAATTAGGATTTGGAGCGGGGGGATTTTCCAACTTAGCTGCGTCATTTATACGCCAAGAATATTCTTCTAATTTAGATTCGTTAATGAATGTATTAGCAATAGAAAGAACTGAAAGTACATATGTAGATTTAGAATTTGAAGTAAAAACACCGACAGAAATCCTAGTAGTAAAGTTTTTAGATAATGTATCTAAATTTAGGACTTCATATGATTTTAAAAAAGCTTCTAATATTATTTTAGAAACGTTTTGTCTTCCGGGAGGATACGCATTACTACTAGTTTCGTTATCTAATATGTTATTTAATAGAGCTTACATTTTGTGTTATCGAAATATTAATAATAATTCAGATTTATTAAGTTCAGATGTTTACAAGAGAATACGATACTTATTAGGGCTAGGATGTATTTTATTAATAAAAAGCGGGTTACCGCATGCACAAATTATTGCTTCAAACACTTTAAAAACTTTTAAAATATATTTAACAGATATAAATCCTAATAACTTAACAGACAGTGCAATATAATGAGTACTTTAATTTCTGCAGATGATTTTTTAAAATCAAAAGACTATTCCATTTCACAAAATACAGAACTAGATACATTCAATACAAAAGATTTAGAAGATTTTTCTAATGTAAATATTAAATCTATTAAATTTGTAGAAAGTGAGGCATTGGATGCATTAATGGAAGCGTCGGCTATATCAGATAAAACAGATACCCCCTCTACTCCGTCGTTTCAACCGTTAAATGAAGCGGGAGTATTAACTTCAGGAGAAGCTTTAAATAAATCTGTAATAGGTGCTTTATCTAATAACGCAGCAGGTATTCAAGAAAATGCCATGGAGTTTTTAGGTAAAACAGCCAAATTTGCAGAAGATACTAAATTTGATCTTACTAGTGAAAGTTTAGAAAGGATGAAAGAAGCGCAAGAAATTCTAGCTACAGGAGTAAGAAGTTTAGCAAACGGAGCAGAGTATGCAAATAGTGGAATTAGATTTGCAGGGGCTAGTATTCAATTAGCGGGCAATAATATTTCTATGGGATCTGACACTGCGGTACACACTACTGCCCCTATTATTAGTACTGTAGCGGATGTAGATAATAGACAATCGCGTAGTCTTCAAGAGACAACTAATCAAAAAACTACTATAGCCAAAACTGCGTTTACTCAAATAGAAGGATTACAAAGTGTAATAACAGGTAATTCTATAAAAACAGTTGCGGAAGCAAACATAACAGTATCCAATACTTCGTCTACTACTGCAATAGAAAAAGCAGTTACCAAC